ATAAACTTCCTCCTGTCTGCATAACAGGTTGTTGAATTATTCCTGTGGGTTGTATTTGATTAACAGCGTCTACTTGTGGAGTATTATTTTTAAAACCACCAGCTGCTGCAAAACTACCAATAGCGCCAACCGCTTGACCTATCATTTGTGAGCTTTGTGCTCCGTATGCTGCTGCTTGTTGATTAGCAGAACTTTCTAAACTAGCTTGTCTATTTAACTGTTGCGTTTCTCTAGCTTCTTGTGCTTGAAACTGTCTAGCTTGAGCTTGTTGTCTCATTTGTGCGGCTTGTACTTCACCCTGCGCTCTTAACTGTGCGTTTCTGGCCTCTTGTTTTTCTATTTGAGCTGAAACACCTCTTTTGCTTTGCGCAGCTGCTCTAGCAAGCGCGGTGGCTCCACCAGCACCAGCACCTGTAGCTCTTAATGTATCTAGTGTACTAGCTAAAGATATATCAGCCTGTTCAGCTTGTATTTCAGATGCTCTAGTTGCTACTTGTAGGTTAGAGTAAGGATTTTCAAACTCTTGACCAAAAGTAGGTATTTCTTGTCTATTAGCTTCTAACTCCATACGTTGCCCAGCAGCTGCTCTTTCTTTTCTTTCAGCAGCTCTTTTAGCAGCACCAGCAGATACACCGCCAAATATACCGGTAAGCGCACTAACACCCGCTGATATTATAAGCCCAGCACTCACAGGTTCTACGGCAAAAGCTGGTATTGTTACAAAGAACAAACCTAAAAACAAATATAATTTTTCTTTCATAATTATTGTGATGAATATACAGTTTCACTGTTTACAGCGTAAAGCTCACCTTTACTTACAGCTGAAGCTATTGCTTCATCTGGTTTCCAGTACTGCATTTTTACTTTATTAAAATATCCTTTTATTCCTGACAAATCAACACCTACTATTTGATTTAAAGCAGTTGTTGTTGTGTTATTTCTTATATGACCGTAATACTTGTTTTCTTTATTTACAAAGTTAACAGGTATTGATAAAGATGATACAGTTGTATCACTACTTAAAACAGGGTATGCAACATGCATATCTGTTTCTGCTGAAGCCATTTTCCAACCTGTAGTACCTTCATACTCTACAGTGTGAAAGTTTTTAACAGTACTTGGCTGATCATTAAATACAAATTCTATATTAGCTGGATCATTATATGTACTAGTGTAAAACTTACATCTTTGAACAGTATCGCTATAATGCTGGTATATATCTTGATTATTATAAGTATAAAACTCATTACTTAAACTAAAACCAAATGTAGGTTTATAAGTGTAAAATGATACCCAACCTTTTGACGCTTCATCATATGATAGTGTAGCGTAAGTATCTTTAGTTGAAGATGTAGAACCATCTGCAGAACCATATTCAAATAAATATGTTGAAGCATCTGTTTCGTTTTGTAATGATACTACGTATTTGTTTTTTTGCTCGTCATACATACCGTATATACGCTTTGTATTGGGTAAGTTATCTCTAAAAAAACTACGCATACCAGCATCAGATATAGGCGTTAAACCATCTTGTGACAACCTCATTATAGTACCTCTGTTTTTGTCAGCAAAATATTTTCTACCGCCGTATACTGCAAAACTTTCAGGGTTTTTACATATACCGTATTTACCACCAAAAGATCCTATTTGACCTATAACTACTTTTGATGAAGTTGTTAATGGTTGTCCTTCAGCTGTAAATATAGCGTCTTTATCTATTAACGCTCTACTAACTTTGTTTTCTTGAAATATAATCAAGTTTGTATCTTCAGCATATAACTTTTGTATACTACCATTTTGTATATCAACAGCTTTTGTTATGCTTTCACCAATAGAAAACTGATTTGTTTCGTTTATTTGTGTTTTAGCATTGAATATACCAGAGTGTATTAAAGCGTTTGTTCTAACTCTTGAAGCATAATTATCGTCAACGACATGAGCCTTAACACCATAATCTGTAGATATACCATTATACTCACCTTTTATTCTTGACTCTTCAATATGAAAAATACCAGGCTTATTTGCTGAAGATGTACCTCCACCTGCTAATATAAATGTATTAAAGTATGAAACTTCTATTTGTTTTAAACCAGGTAAATCAATTAAGTTACCAGAACCTGGATCAAAATCATTTAAATCTTTTATTAAACCACTAGTTGATGACTCGTAAAAAATATCTAAATTAGATTTAACTGGATCTGTTTCTAAAACAGTTAAACCAGTTGATACAGCTATAGGTTTTTCTTCTATGTTTTGTATAACTAAAGTTTGATTAGAGGTATTAAACTCTAAGTCATGAGATAATTTAATTTTTTGAAAATATTTTATTTCACCATCAACAACTCTAGATTCTGTTTCTACAGACTCTATTAATATTGGCTCGTATAAACCCATCATTTGATCAGTGCTAGATATAAAAGAAGATTGATCTTTAATTCCAGCGGGAAATATTCTTCTATCACAGTGGATAGACATTCTAGTGCCAGCATCGTTAAACTCTACTTTTTCTACAATAGGTCTTCTAATTGTAGTTTCGTTACCATGATCTATAGTAGTAGCAGTTGTAAAAATAAAACCATCTTGATTAAATTCTTCTAACGTAGATAAACCAAAATATTGGCCATCAGACTGAGGATTATCATCATCACTAGAAGATCTATAATCAATAAACTGACCAACAGATGCTTTTGTTAAATTAGTAGCGATAAAACTAGTACCATCATCTACAACAATCTTAGTTTCAAAACTTTCTTGTTCGTCATTATCTAATCTAATTTTTTGAACAAGTTTACCAACTCTAACAGGTTGAATACTTCCATCACTTGACTGAGTGTTAAATCCAGTCTCTGATATTTGTTGCCCAACTCTAATAAAAGGATTTATAACATTACCATCTCCAACTAAAACATAAGAATTATCATCTTCGTTTGATTCAAAAATAGGAACAGTTATTTTATATAAAACCCTATTATTTTCACTGTTATTTAATGATTTAACCTGTGCTAACAAAGGATTACGTTTAGCCATAACAAAATCATGAACACGATCTTTATCTCTATCACCTTCAGTTAATATAGCTTGTTCTCTAGCAGTACCAACAGTCATAACCTCTATAGGATCTTGATCTTGGCCCATTACAGATAAATTATCTCCTTCGACAGAAGATTTTACAACTTTAGGAAATAACTTAGTATCTGATCCAGCAACATTTTCTGTTACATCACCTACTTCTGTTACATCTCTAGGCACTTTATTTATATTATCACCATATAGACTTATCCAAGAAAAACCTAAAACATCATCATGACTATTAGATTCATTATTCCAGTGATCAGCCGGGTGGTTAGTATATACATTGTAATACTCTTGTTCTTGTTGTTTTACAACTACTTTGTAAGAATACCAACCATAAGGATTATAGTATTCATCATTTACATCTCCATTGTAAACCTCTTTAAAAGGTATAATTTCATTTTCGTTAAACTTTATAGAAAGAGCTTGACCTACAGCCACTTGATTAGTAGACCAGCTATAAAACTTGTTACTAGTACCAACTTCAGTGTATAATTCAGATAAATCACTTGTTTTATAATCTACCTTTATAGTATCTATTTCTTCAGAAATAACTATATTAGGATCAAGATCTTGTTGGCTAGCTGTTGATAATATAACAGGTGACTGTCTACCAAACTTATCAGCTAATATAATACCAACTTGATATTCTCTTGCTTGTTTTATAGAGTGGTTTTTATAAACATTGTTGTTGTTTTCTTTTCTTACATAACCACTAGGACTATATAAAGATCTATTATACTCTACATCTCCTTTACTACCTATTCTTATTACATAATTTAGACCTGTTTTACCACTATCGTCTTTTGGCAAATCGTAGTTTTCTGTAAAATTACCATATATAATTCTATTACCAGATATTTCCTGCGCTTGTGCTCTTAATGGTACTTGATCAAATACTCTTGTGATTTGTTTATCTTCTAATATTTTATAAGGCTGCTCTGATCTGTAAGTGTGTTTATAAACTTTTCTATAATAAACATCAGTGCCATTAGGTGATAAGCTATAGTTTTCAACGTTACTTGTAAAGTCTTGCAAGGTACCACCTCTTTCATCTACTACATCTATTTCTTTAACAACTTTTACAACATCTTGATCAGATTCTTTTATTAAAATTTCTATTTTAGATATACGTATTTCGTTGTCCCAGTTTGCACCAGCATCTGTTTCTGCATCTTCACCAGGTAAAGGTATTCTAATTTCTACTTTGTTATAATGATTTTTCATTATATCTACTATAGTTTTAGAATAAACATCTTGATTATCTGTTTTTTCTCTGTCTGTAGTTAACACAGAGTCTATTAAACCATCATTTAAAGGTTTAAATACTATTTGTGTAAAAGGTGCTATAGTAGTATACTCACCATCTTCATATTTATATCTATATGAAAATCTAACAAATTTATCTTTTAAGTAATCAGATGTAACATCATCATCGTGTGTTAATGTAACGCCATCAGCAGCACCTGTTGAGTCGTGTAGTATTGGTGCTAAATAAGGAGCTACTTTAGCTACAGATATTTGCTTTTCATTTACATAATAACTAGAGTCAGCTATTGCTTTTGTTACATTTATTTTTCTAGGTTGATTATAATTATCTGTAAAAAACAATAAATCATCTATTAAATTAACACCTGTAATCAAATGATCTTTACTAAAGTTTAAAAAATGACCACTAACTAATAGTTTGGCACTAGTTTCAGAACCATTTAAATCACCCATTATTATACCACAAGTATTACTAGACTGTGCTCTAGACATACTTCTTATATCAAAATCATTACCAGTAAAATTTGTAACAAACCAAAAAGCTCTTTTATTTAAAGTATCTGCAAAGTAACCAATAGTTTCTATAGTAGAGTCTTCTCTTAAAAAAGCACTACTTAAAATCTTAGCGTTACCTTGTATATTCTCTACAGCGCCTACATCAGAGTTTTCTGATTGTGTAATTAATATATTTTGTGCCTCACGGTATTCACCTTTTGGCACTAGCCTTTCATCAAGGTCTTTATTCATTTTACCTCTTAGAAAGCTATTTTGAATTTTTGGCATATATTAATTTTTTATATGTTTACTTTTCCCTTTCATTACTTGAGATATTTCCTCAAGATTTATTTTAGATAATCTTAACTTAGCATTTCTTAAAGCTGCTCTTCTTTCTTTTTTATATCTTTGTACTATATATTCTGGAATATTTCTTTTAGTTGCTAGAACATTAAAAGCTACATGCTTATATAAAGCTTCTTCAGCAAACTTATGCACTTTCATTTCAGCGTCAGTACCTAAACTGTCTGATACATATTCTAAAACAATAACTTTACCAGATAAATCACTACTAAAAGCAAAACTACCTGTAGCTTCGTCTATAGTAAAGTAACCGTTTATTTGTTGATGTTCAGGCTCTAAACCATATCTTCTACCAAAGTTTTCATCTAAATGATTGTCTTTACCTATAAAGTAGTCACTTTCTCTATTTAAATTACCAGTTATATTGTCTGTATCAAAATCTTGCCATCTTTCGTTGGTCAAAGGAGTTGTTTTTAACAATGTACCGTCATTATTAAATAAATACTCGTAATTATTGTCTTGAGCTGGTGCTTCTGTAGGGTTTATAGTTAACCTAGTAGGATATATAATTCTTTTTATACCATCTGTACCTATGTATGATAGTTTTACATAACTAACATAGTCCTGAGGCATAGGCATTGTTAAAGAAGCGCCAAGTTCTATTTCTTGTGATTTTACAGTTTTTAAAACATCATAGCTAAATTCCTGTAAACCTCTTTTAGCATGGAATAAAACATCAGATTTAGCAACGCTGTTTATTAATTTACCATTACCCACGTAAGCAACCATAAAGTTATTTACTACGTCTGACAATGAAGAATATCTATAACCTCCAAACTCATGGTCTACTAATTCAACTCTAAGAGAACCATCTGTATTTAATTCAGATAATTCATCAAAAGCTTGGTCACCATCACCACCTGCTTCACCAGATGTTAATATTGTTAAAACGCCATCCGCTACAGTAAAATCAAATACTTCTCTATCAGTAAAATCAGTATTACCAGACTCAACATAAACTCTTATGTCAGATGCTACTAAATCACTACCATGCTCTGTTTGTATGTTAGTTAATGAATACGTATAAGCGGGATAGTTTGAGTCTATACCACTAATATAAAATAACTGACTACCAGTGTAATATGTTTCTTGTGTTCTATTGTCTAATAATCCCATTTATTATGAATTTTCTAGTTGTATTTTTTGTGTTGTCTCTGCTGTAGCGCCTTGTATAACAGAAGGATCTTTTATAACTACACCTGTATATCTTAGTATTTCTAACACTAAATCAACTTCGCTTGAAGCGTGTAGTGTAAAATCTGTAGAACCAGTAGCGTCATATGTTAAAGCTCCGTTAGCATCAACTGTTGAATTCCAAACAGGATCACTAGGCACTGATACATAGTCCATACGTACACTTGTAAAACTACTAGGATTTACTGTTATAGTACTACCTGTTATGTAATATATTGGAAATGTTGTTGACGGTGCTGTCAACGGTGAAGATAATAAAAAGCTTAGTTTTGATTTTTCTACTCTTTCTATATTTGTTAACATTGTTTTTTCTGCAGACACATTTATAATGTTGTAAAATGTAGGTAAAGTCCCCGTACCACCTGTAAGTGAAATAGTTTCTGCACTGTAAAAAGGATCTATACGATCTTGTATTTTTTTAGGTATATCAGCATAGCCATCACCAGTTCTACCAGCTGATTCTCTTAGTACAGCTCTGTTGTAGTCGTGAAAAGCTTTATCTAATAAATCAAGTTGAGCTTGAGAAGCTATTTTAGAAAACTCATCTGGCGTTAAAAAACCTCTGGATTCTTTATTTAGTATAGCTAATACTTTTCTATATACTCTATCTACTGATATTGCCATTTTTATATATTGTTATAATCACTGGCCCTAATTAAAGGGCCGTGATCATTAGTTGTTAGTTTATTCTTTTTTGAATTGATTTGTAAACTTCAACACCTTCATCTGTTTTTAACCACGCAGCGAAAGCTGAGTAAGGGTTTTCGTCAAAAGGTACTTCCATTAGTTTTCTATCAGTTGAGCCCCAAGTAAATCTTCTTTGGTCTTGTGATAATTTTATAACACCCATTTCATTAGCTTTAATAGCTAAGTTTCTAAGTATTACATTTTCATCATTTACAAGATCTAAGAATAACAATGGGTTGTTTTTTGCAAATAGATATAAATCTCTTTTTAATTCTGCAGAACTCATTTTATCAACTGAAGAACCTTTTTCAACTCTTAGTATTGCTTCAGCTTGATCAATATCAATTGAAACAGCTGTGTTTAAAGCTTCCATTTCAGTTTCTATACTTACAAGATCTTCTTTAGCTTCAGCTACTTGATCTTTTTCAAAGTAAGCATATTCTTTTTTAGGGTGATACAAAGATAATAATTTTTGTAACGCTTGGTTTCTTTTTGAAACAAACAAGCCTCCGTTTTCAAATATAATATGTTCTAGTATTGCGTTGTCGTCTTGTTCATCAACAAATACAGACTCTTGATTACTAGCATATCTCATTTCTCTATTAATACCTTTTTCTTCGTCCCACCATAATAAAGGTTTTTTTCTTGTAGATTTAGACTGTAAAACATAAGTTAGAGGGTTACCTCTACCTTTTAATAAATACATTCTGTCTTTAATTTCCCATTTAGGGCCTTGAGGTTCTACTGCCTCAACCTTTTCTTTTTTAGCCTTTTTAGGCTTTTGAACTTTCGTTTCCATAATATAATATAATTAAATAGTTAAAAAATAAACCTAAAGGCGCCATAAAGACGCCTTTGGTTTAATACAATTCACTGTTATGAATCAAGTGTTATAGCACAAGCTGTAATATCAGAGTCAACGTAAACGCCGTTAACATCATCAGCTACTACAACAAAGCCTTTTGGGCTGAAGTTGTTTCCGTTAATTGCCTCAGCAATTGATTTGAAAACTTTAAGTTCTTTATCAGCAGTACAAGTAACTGAAACACTATCGTGCTCAGCTCCAGTTCCACCACCAACAGAAGACTCAAACTTCATTAAGATAGTTGCATCAGATGCAATAGTCATACCTAACAGTCTTGAAGCTGGGTACATTGCTGCATCATCAGCCCCGTCAATAAAAATTAAATATTTTTCCATGTTTTAAGTTTTAAGTTTATAGTTTTTGGTTTATTATAAGGCGGCTTTTACACCGCCTTATTATTTTTAATCTACTATGATTCTTTTAATAGAACAAAGTTATTAGCACCTTGTACTACTAAACATCTTTCAGATAAATAGTGTACTTCCATGATGTCATCTCCAATATAAGAAGCAGATCCAACAGAACCAGTAACCCAAGATTTCATTCTTCTGTCATCAGTTTGTGAAGCTCTATATCTTACATGTAAGAAAGGTCTTTTAATGTTTTTACCAAGTGATTGGTCATAAACACTAGAAGTACCAGCAGGAACTAAAATTCCAGAAATATCTCCGAAACCACCTCTACCAGCAGCATCGTTTAGGTATTTCCAGTCAGACTTATAGAAGTCATAAGAACCTCTTCTAAATCCAGAGAAACCTAAATTAAGCGCCATATCAGCACTGTTAGAAAATACTCCAAAAGAAGCACCACCTTGGTAATTAGAGTTTAACCCAGCAACCATATCATCGATTGTAAGAGCTAATGATCTATTTACGTAAAGCATGTTTTCTTCAATTGCTCCTTGCTTATCAAGATTTTTAAGAACTAAATCGAAGTCAGCTAAAGAAGCTAGATCTTCAAAGATATTTCCTCTTGAAGTTACAGCAGCAAATAAACCTTCAGAACCGTTAACGTCACTAACGTGGTCAGCAACACCAGAAGAAGCTTCAGTAAGTTCAGCTTCAATCATCATAGATTCTAGGTAATCTTCAAATCTCATTCTAGTTTCACCAGCAGATTTTAAGTACCAAGAATACCCTGAAGCACCACTTTCATCAGTAGTTTCAACCCAACCAATTTGAGCAGTATCAGAACCATCAATCTTAAAGTGATCTTTAATAATTAAAGGTCTGTTGTTATACTGAGTAAATTGAGGCTTAAGTTCACCTGACATAGAAGCAGAACCTTTAGCAAATTCAGAACCGTAAACGAATATGTTTACTTTATCAGAATCAGCAAAAGTTTGATCTCCAGATGCAGAAGAGCCAAGTTCATCTTGAGTATAAGGTTTAAGTGTAAAAGTTTGACTACTTACAGCAGAAACGTAGCACTTAAGAGTTTTAAGTCCAGTTGCAGCATCAGTAATTAATGCTGTGTTACCTACTCTCATAGAGTTACTTAAAGCACTTCCTAAGGTACAAAGACCAGAAGATGCAGTAGTAACAACTACAGTTGAGTTAGCAGTAACGTCATCATTTCTATAAGCAATATGTAATCTGTTTTGCTCAGACCAAATTACTTGATCAGAACTCATAGGCATTTCAGCCCCTACCATTTGTAAAAATCCACTAATTGAACGATTTCCGTATCTTTCGATTTCTTGTTCGTACAATTCTGGTAGATATTGTTGCGCCCAACCAGCTGTAGTTGATGATGTAAAATCAATATAATTTTGATCACTTACAGTTGGGGAAGGCATAGGAGATAGAGAGTATGAACCCGCTAATCCTAAAGACGTATTAAATCCCATTTTGTTTTAATTTTAAGTTGTTATTTATTTCTAATTTTAAATTTCAAACCAGAACTATTATCACCATCTAACACTTTAAACTTTAAACCACCAGCATCAATAGAAGGTGCAGCTGTTTTTCTAGGAGACATATCAATGTTTTTAGCACTAATACTACTCTCTTTTATTGCATCTGCTTTACCTTGATCGTAGAAATGTTTAACAATTCTATCGATATTTTTACCAGCATATAAAGCTTTGTGGTATCCTTTTGCATCTTGCATCATATTATTATCGTCAAGAAACTCTCTTACGAAATTACTTATGTCGCTTTGATAACCTTTAACATCTTGAACATTATTCACATTATATCTATAAGTCTTATCTCCAACATTAAAATCAAAACCTTTGAAGTTATTGTTAAAAACATTATCAGTAGATTTTTGAAAACGCTCTAGCTGTTGTTTTTGAATCTCACTATTAGTAGTTTGTTCTTGTTTGTATTTATTGTAAAAGTCTACCGCCTCTTTCTGCTCGCTGGTCAACTTAGAACCCAACTTGACTTCTTTGTAATACTGATCCTTTAGGCCAGTAAGATGCTTTCGAGCTTTTACAATTTCTTCTTTGAAAGCCAATTTTTTCTTTTTTATATCTCTTGGCTCATCAAGTTCCTCATCAAACTGAAAGTTGTCTTCAATTAAGAAGTTTATTTCTTCCATGTTTAGATGTGGTTTAGTATTTTTATAGTACTCCATTAATAGAGCACTGTCATCTATGTCTGAATAATCAGCGTTTAATCTAGCGTAATCTTGTAAACTACCACCTGTATCTTCCATAAACTTAACTAGATCTTGTAAGTTTTCTGGAACTACAACTTGTGGTTCTTGTTTAACTTCAGGAGTAGGTTCCTCTACAACTAAATTTTCTTGTTGCTTTTCTTCTTCAGCTAATTGTTCTTGTGAAACTTCTTCAAGTATTACCTCTTCTTTTTCTTTAGCTTCTTCGGCAGGCTTTTTAGCTTGCTCTTCTTTGTTTTCTTCAGAAACTTCTTTGCCAGCGTCGGATTCGTCGCGTACAGAAACCTCATCTGTGCTTTGCTCTTGAACGGGCTCATTTTTCTTTTTTAATTTAATCTTAAAATCTCCGCCTTCTTCAACAACTCTGTGTTGAACTTTAGGCGCCTCTTGTTTTTGTTCCTCAACGTTTTGTTCAACAGCTACTTGTTCTGTTTTAACTTCTTGAAGAACTTCTTCTTGTTTTTCAGCGTTTGCCATAATAAAATATTATATAATTAGTAAATTACCTAGGTTCAAATTGTTCTAGGCCAAAACCTTCTAAATTATCAAATCCAGCAGATTCAAAATTTTTAGGAGCTTTATCTTTTTTTCTTTGATCAATCAACTCGCTTTGTTGAGTTGCTTGTATCTTAGTTCTTTCGTCTTTACGATCTTCTTTTTGTTTTTCTCTTTCTTTTAAAACATTTGACTCAGCTTCTCTTAATTGTAAGTTCATGTTAAACTCTATTTCCATAAGCTCTTTTTTAAGTTGAGCTTCTCTTTCAAGTTTTTGCATTTCAAGTTGTGACTTAACTTGTAGCATCTGAGATTCAGTTTGAGCTAATGCTTGTTGTTTTTGCATTTCAGCAGCAGCAGCTCTTTCAGAAGCAGCCGCGTTAGCTTGCGCTTGAGCCTGTATGTTTTGTTGAGCTATTTGTTGATCTAAAGCTTGCTTCTTTTTTCTTCTTATTTTAAGTAATTGATTAGCTAGTTTTATATTTCTAACTTCTCTAACATCAATAGCGTCTTCTAAATTTATACTGTTTTGCTGTAAAGCTACTTGTATATTATTTTCTAGTCTTTGCTTTTCTTCTTCATCAGGCGCTAGCTCTAAGAATATACCAAAATCATGTAAGTGTAAGCTAGCCATTTCTTCTAACGTACCAACATTAAATTTACCTAATGATTTTATAAATGACTCTCTTGTTGGTGAGTATTCTATAACGTCTGATATTCTCATAGCTATGCACTCTGCAGTAGATAAAGTTATATATAAACTAGACTGTAATAAATGTCTTGTAGCTGTATTACTATTAGCAGCTGCTAACTTTTGTATACCAACCAACGCGTTTTTATCTGGCATACTACCATCTCTAGCTTCATTTAAACCAGTTACATCACGCATCATTTGTAAATAGTAATTATAAGTTTGTATTAAACTTTGTATTTTACCACCTTTAGAACTAGTGTTTAATTCTTGAATAGGTCTATTACCTCTATTCATATCACCATCTTGTGTCATTGATCTACCTATAACAGAACCTGTTTGGAAAAACATATTTAATGCTTCCGCAGGATTATAATTAGTACCATTACCAAGATCTATCTCAGCTAAAGCATCCGCATCTAAATAAACACCATCTGGTACCATTTTAGACATTACTTGTTGAAGCTTTAAATGAGTTATTTGTATCATATCAGCAAAACCAGTTACTCGCCCTACTAATGACTCTATTCTACCTTCATACATTTTAGGAGCACATATACTATAGCTCATAACAGCTTTTGTTGTATCTGCTTTAGGCCTTATCATGTTCTTTTTTAATTCCCATTTAAGAATCTTATCATAACCACTACCTAATATCTTAGCTCCTTCATATACAACTTCTATTACTCTTTCAACTTTTTCAAAGTCTTCGTTTTTAGGTGGATCAAAGCTACTATCTTTTTTAATAGCTCTACTACCACCTGTAGAAGTTTTCTTAACTTTATATACTTCACTCATATAAGTTTTATATTCAAAATATAAAATACTTATAGAGTTATTTTCATCGTTCTTTTTATTATAACTAGTCTTGTTTGAATAAGAGCTACTACTAGTTATATATTGTTCTAGTTCTTCATCTGTTATTTCAGGAAACTCTTTTTTAAGCTCATTAGCATAAACTTGTTTTACTTCACCAACATAGTATATATCATCAAAATAAGGTGAATCAGTATAAGAATAAACTAAATTAGCTGGATCTACATACTCGATTTTAATACCTTCTGATTTATTAAAAGAGTTTTTAACAGCACCAATACCTAAAACAACTAAATCATTATTTACTCTTTTAGATAAATACTCATATTTGTTTTTATCAAAAATACTATTTATAGCCTCTTCTTCTGCTATTTCAATACTTTGTTTGTAATCAAGTTGCATATGAAGCTCTAGCTCTTCACTAGTTCCAGGCAGCTTTGTTTGATCTGTTTTATACATATCAATACCAAACTGACTAGCTACTTGATCATTAAAACCTTTTGCTTGCATGTCTGAAACTATATTACTAACGTAATCAGTTCTTTCTTTAATAGCAGCTGGATCTTGTGAGTACGCTTTAATATCATAAGATCTATCAGCCATACCGTTAACAACTATATCTACAAACTTTGGTATAATTGGAACCGGCTTCCAGTCTAAATTAAGATAAGACAAATCACCATTAATAGATAATTCATCTTTATATTTTTTAATTGACTGCTCACCTCTTGAATATAGTCTCAATGAGTGAAAAGATTGTTTATATGTGTTATATCTGTTAGAGTTGTCATTTTTATTAAACCACTCGTGCTCTATAGCAGAACCTACTCTAGAGCCATACTCTAAACTCATCTTCTCTACATCGCTAACAGCTTGACTAGGGAAATAGGTTTTGATACCTTTTTTAATCATCTTTATATTATTTGTGATCTTACACCTTTATTATCGTATCTTTTAATACCAAGATCTATTGATTTTATTTTTCTTTCTTGAGTTGGTTTATATAGGTTTTTATTACAAGCCATTAAAGCTAAACCAGAACTTATTGAAGCATCAAATTTAGTTCTATTGTTTATATCAAACTTAGCCCAGTCTTCTAATGTTCTTTGAAAATACATATCACCATAGCTATCACTCAATTGTCCTACGTAGTTTTCAATATAACTTTCTATAGCAGCAGCATGTGCTTGCTTAATATCTTCACTTGAATTAGGTATACCACCTATTTCTTTTTCTGTAACTGATAGCTTATTATAAACTTTATCAGGTCTATTCATAGAATATCCTCTGTAGCCTCTACGCTTTAAATAGTATAATAATCTAGGTTTATTATTTTCACATAGTATTGGCATACCATAAAAAACCAAAGCCATCAAAACATCTTCAAAAAATATTTCAGCTGTTTGTGGTCTAGCTACATATTCTAAAAAAACTCTATTAGGTGGTGCGTTTTCCATACTAAACTTAGTAACACCGTGCAAAGCACCATTAGAACCTAATCTATCTACTGTTCCTGATATATCGTAAGAGTCACATCCAAATGCTCCTACGTGTTCGTTACCAGGATATTTAATACCATTTTTAGTTATTACTCTGTTTTGCAAACTAACTTCAGGTACCCAACTAATTTTAAATCTACCATTGTTGCTTGGCATAAATTCTACAGCAGTATCTTTTATACCGCTTTTCCACTGAAAACTACCTTTTGTAACAAGGCCAGACATTTTAACTTCTTCGTTATAATCTATCTGTTGATATATCTTAGTTAGATTAAATAAACTTTGTTTTGTTTCATCTCTAAAAGCGTGTTGCTCTGTACGAGGAAACTGTCTGTAATACTCGTTTAAAGCATCTTGATCAGACTTTAAACCTTCAACTTCATTATTCCAATAATCTATTACTCCGTCTGTAATTTCATCTCCATAAGGTCCAATAGTTTTTTTTCCTGGATTCTCGAATACAGGTAATCCATAAGAATCAATGTATCCTTCGTAGTTCCATTCCATAGGTATGAACAAACTATATAATCCTGAGCGAGTCTGTCCATTGGCGTTTCTTTTTCTAACATCTGAGTCATAGTACAGTTTTTTAAAGTTATCACCACCTTTGTTAAGTGCGTTAGATGTTGATCCCATCATGCACTTACCTATTATTTTACTACCTAACCTTAATGTGGTTTTCGTAACCCTCCAGTTGTTGAGGATGTTGTTGGGCCTTTCCCACTTCCCCGATTCATCATGTACGAGGAGTTTGAGTTTCTCCCCATCGTAGGAGTTATCACCGGTGTTCTTCCAATCGATGGTGGTGTCAAGTCCCTTGAGATCCTGTAAGGCTTCGTCGGCCGCGGTTGTGGAGGTAAGTTTACGACGGGTGAACTTACTTGCGGGGACACGGTAGGCAAGCTCGGTCTTGGGCCTGTCCATTCCGTCCTGGGTCGGCTTGAAAAAGAAGGGGTAATTGACGGATATGGGTACCACCTTATCGGTGAACATACTCTTCGCGTCAGGTCCGGACTTGGATAATATACCATACCTACTGTCACTTGATATGGTTGCCAAGTTGACAACCTCTCCGCTTGCCATGAAAGAAAACCCGGAACGCCTGTTCTTAAGGTAACACATCCCAAAGGATCGTGAATCTGCCTTACAAGCTTCCCAGAAAATAAAGAATAATCTATTTGACTCCCTAAAGTTTGGTGCCCCAACATCAATCTTGGACCACTGCAAGTACATGTAATGAGTACCAGTAATGTAAGTAGGAATGTCTTTGTTATAAAACCAAAAACCTTCCTCCCTACGGGTAAACTCATTATCGATGTAATCATACCACTCTTCTTTAAATTCTTCTGGATACTGTTTAAAATCAAAAACTGTTTTAATTTTTGATAAAGCTTTTGGATAATCAAACCTACTCCATTTGTTATCTTTAAACTTATATATATTTTTTTGTTTAGGTAAAGCTATTTTTAAATTTTGTATTTCATACACTTCACCTATTTCACCACTCTTACTTATAACTACAAAGTCGTGTTCTTTATTGTAACCGTACTCCCATTTTTTATACCTATTTTTTTTAGCTAAAACTTTAGGTTTAACATAATCAGTTAGTACTTTTATTAAATCTTGCTGATACATTACTTAGACCTTCCTTCTGCAAAACCTTTAAAAGTTTTTTCTTTTTTAACTTCTTTAGGTTTTTCATTTAACATATCTTCTTCTTCTTGTATACGTTTAAGTATTTCAAAAGCATCAAATATTGCTAGTTTTTTTGTAGCAGCTGCATTTTTTAATCTGTCAGCACTGATGTCATCTTCTGAATCTACAATAGGTTCTTTAGCAACTTTAATAAGTTCGTCCACAGCCACTTGCCCAGCTTGGATTATATTCAACTTCGTCTCCTTTGTATTCATATTTAATTGTAATATCATTAGTTCGCATACGGTATAATCTGTCATTATCTATAACAAATTCATATTCGCTGCTTGGGCTGAACCCAACAAGGCTCCCCTCGTTCACTTTAAAAGCATCTAAGGAACTATTACCATATTTTAGTATACCAACACGAGGACGTTCTTTTTGAACAGTTACAAGTTGTTTTTTATTTTCAACTATAGGTTTAACAAAACAAAAATCAAATGGTGCTTTCCACTCATTATCTTGTTTATATAAAAATATTTGATCATAAAAACAAAAATATAAATCTTCTTTGAAATATGATGAACTGTTTTTTTCAATACCTCTTACGTCATAAAACCTTCTAAAAACATTATGGTGTACAATTACCTCATCACCTATTTTTATATTTGTTTTACCTATTTTTGGTATTGATTTTACAACACCTACTCTGTTAACGTATTTATGATCGTCCATTGTAGTATTAATAATAAGCTTCTTACCATCAATATCTACCTCGTTATCGTATCTACCGTTTTTTGGTTCTACTATAAAGCTAAATAAACTTTGCATTAGTATTCTAAATTATATTCGATTGAAATAGCCATATTAGAATTAAATTTTTTCCAAGGTATGGTTTCACTTTCTTTTTCAATATATATATTATATGAATTATCTTTTTGGTCAAATAATATATTAGATATACAATGTCCTCCGTAGACCTGTTGACCTACGGAGTAGTGCATTGCTTCATTTTTATAGTCAGTTCCTATGCTTATTTTTCTAATTAACTTAGCCATAGGAATTGATTTTATTTTTCTTCTACTTCTTCTTCTTTTTCTTCTTCTTCTACTTCAACAACTTCGTAAGAACCATCTTCAAGATTAATATTAATCTTACCGTACTCTTCTTCTAGTTGTTCAGCAGTTTCTTTAGTTTTTTCTATTACATTACTTAAAGCATGTAATAACTCGTGTTTCTGTGCTTCTACAGCGCCTATATCAGAAACTAATTGAGATTTAACTTGTACTTGAGCTTGAACTTGTTTCAATTGCTCTTCAGTAATTTTCATTTCTTTTTTACTCATAATTTTGGATTTTTGGTTTAATTAAACTTAATTATTTTTTAAATATACTTGTGGCTTTTTCAGTCGTACGTCCGCCGAAATAGGCTAAGACAACCGCCATCATGACCTTCTCAAAAGTATCGTTCCATGTACTATTTATTTGAAATGGTATACTTTCTACACTATCTAAGATACCAGCTAAAGAAAATATAACAATACACCACACTAATACCAATGGGCGTACGTTTTTCGACATCCATGAGTCAGACAATGAATCTGCTTCCCATCTTGATGTTATAGCTTGTATTTCTTTATTCTGCTGTTCAAATATTATTTGCTGCAACTTTACTTTATCATCTGCAGGCGCATCTGATTTTGTAATAGCTTCAATAGCTTCTTTAGGTGATGTAACACCCTGTAACACATTTCCTAATGTAGGATTTATTACAGAAGCCGCGCCAAACAATAGTTGTCCAACGGTTGTATCTTTAAACTTCTTTTTACTTGCCATTTTTTCTACCCTTACGAGCTTCACCTTTTAAAGCATTATCAATATCACCTATTTGGTTACCAACTTCTTTAAAAGCTTTAACTACATCTTGTAATTCTTGAGTAGTTAGCTTAGCTCTTTTTTTAACTTCTTTAATAGTTGCAATAGCTTTTTCATCAACAGTGGTTTTACTCCATAGAGCTTTCCACATATCTTTCCAATACTGTTTAGTTAATTTCCACATTTTATTTTATTTAATTTATTTTATTTTTTAACTATAGAGGATCTAAACCAAAAGCATCTATTTTAGCTTTTTGATCTGATGATAAACCTGCTACAAACTTAGACTTAGCCATATATATTTGTATATGTCTTTCGTTTCTACTTAGTTCATCTTTTTCATCGTCAGTTCTATCTGATTCTGATACAGCTCTAATTGTTTCAACGATACCTACTGAATCCATAGTAGCTACTATATCTTGAGCCACTCTTTCATCTGTGTATTCTTCTAATTCACTCATAATTTTTATTTATTAATTGATTATTAATTACTTATATATATTTACTTGTTTTCTAGTGTTTTTACCTTAGCAGAAAGTTCTTGTATTGATTTTACAAGCATTGGTATTATATTTGCTTGCGCAATCATATATTGATTAGGATCATTAGTATTTACTATACCAGTGTAATCAATATTTTCATCATCTAATACTTCTTTTATTTCTTGAGCAATAAAACCAGACGCTTGTTTTCCTTTGTCATTATCTGTGCTCCTATAATCCCATTTAAATTTTCTAGGTTTTAGTTTGTTTATAAACTCAGTACCTAGTTCTAAATCTTCAACATCTGATTTATCTCTAGCATCAGATACAAACGACCAAGCTGTTTCACTTCCTTGAAATCTAGCAGTTTTAGTTCCGTTGAAAATACTTACTTCATTTGACACATCTACTGCAGATGCAGCTGCTCCAAAACCTATAACTATATTATCAGAACCGCTTGTAATAGCATCTCCAGCTCCAGCACCTAAAATAGTGTTTTGTACACCTGTATTTATAGCGGCAGCTGATCCATAACCAACAGCTGTATTATATGTATTAGTAGTAGATCCATTGTCTAAACTGTCAAGTGCAAAAGCACCAATAGCAACATTTCGCGACTCTGTACTGTTAGCTACTGTCATCGCTTGATATCCCATAACTACATTATCAGCTCCAGTTGTAATTGCATCAGCTGCTAAACCACCTATAATAGTGTTTTGAGCACCTGTTGTAACACCTGTACCAGCCGCGTGTCCAATAGCTACGTTGTATGAGGTACCAGCTCCATTTTGAGTACCTAATGCAGTGTATCCAACAGCTACGTTGTTACTATCGCTTTGTGCAGTTCCTAAAGCAGCTCTTCCCATAGCAACGTTATTAGCACCATCTGTTAATGCATCACCAACTTGACCTCCAACTAATACATTATTCGCACCTGTTGAAACATTTGTACCAGCTTGGTAACCTACAGCAACATTATACACGTCTGCATTTGATGTGTTATTTTGAGTAAATAAAGCATATGTACCAATAGCTACACTTCTATCGCCTGCTGTTTCACCAGACAAAGCAGCATAACCAATAGCAGTATTTTGTTCACCAGTTGTTAAAGCATCACCTGCAACACCACCTATCATAGTGTTTTGTGCACCTGTTGAAACAAATTTACCAGCTTGAGAGCCAATAGCAACATTATTATCACCTGTCATAACCCCGTCACCTAAAGCAAGATAACCAATAGCCACACAATTAGTAGCCGTTGTAGCATCTCGCATAGCAGCACTACCAATAGCTGTATTCCAACCATGACCATCTGTATCTGCTTCAAAAGTTGTTAAAGCTTTATAACCCATAGCTGTGTTATTGTCACCGTCTATATTAGTTAACAAAGCTTCACCACCAACAGCAGTGTTATAAAGACCTGTAACACTATTTTGACTTGCTTTAAAACCAACCGCAACACTGTTAGCGTCTGCTCCTGCGTTTTGATTAGTAAGAGCGTTATAACCAATAGCTACGTTTCTTCCGTTAGCATCTTCCGCACCTAAAGCACTTTGACCAATAGCAACATTAAAAGAACCGGTATTTAAAGCATCACCAGCCAAACCACCTATTATAACGTTTTGAACAGCTGTTGACATACCCATACCTGCGTTGTATCCTATAGCAATGTTATAAGCGTCTGCACCCGCGTTTAGTGTTGCTAAAGAATTATGTCCTATCGCAACGTTTGTACCATGACCATCTTCAGTAGATAAAGCTTGATAACCAATAGCAACATTTCCTGAACCCTCTGTTAAAGCATCACCAGCTAAGCCACCTATTAACGTGTTTAATGT